GGTCACCTCGATGGTCGACGCTGTCGCCCTGCAGAACATGGGCTTCTACCAGATCGCCGGCGGCCGCAACAATTGGACCGCGACGGTCGATCCGGTGGTCGGCAACGACACCACCCAGGATTACGCGTCGGGCTCGCTGTGGATCAACACCACCGCCTCGCCCAACCGCGCCTGGATTTGCGTCAGCAACGGGACCGGGGCCGCGGTATGGCTGCAGATCTCGATCGGCGCGCTGATCGCGACCGCCAACTCGGCGACGATCGCCGGTCTGACCTTGAGCGGGCTGTTGACCCATTCGGCCTCGACCGGGGTGACCGCGTTTTCGGGTGGCGGCCAGGCGAGTGCGACGCAGCTCACCAACGAGTTCTCAAACATCACGACGGCGACCGCGTCGTCGGCGCCTTACGACTCGGTCAAACCGAGTGCCGCGTCGGTGGCCGGGCAGAAGCGCTTTATCGCCAACAATGCGGCGAACCCGATCCAGTTCTTTGGCAATGGCAGCGAGACGGTCAACGGGTTTGCCAGCGGCACTGGTGTCACCTTGCCGGTCGGCTTTCTCGGCGATGTGTTCTGTCCGGTTGCCGGCACGTTGCAGATCAAGAACCTGCCGTCCTTCACCACGAACTTCGCGTACAACACCAACACCTCGACCGGCGGCACGACACTGACCGGGGCCAACATCGCCGGCGGCCAGCTCGACGTCACCCTGGCGATGACCGGCACCATGAGCGGCGACAGCAATGCGCAATTGCCGACCGTCGCCAATCTGGTCTCGGCGATCCCCAATGCGGTGGCCAACCAGCTCTACAAGTTGCGCGTCGTCAACGAGTCTTCCGCCAACCACGTTTGGACGATCACCACCAACACCGGCTGGACCCTCACCGGCACGATGACGATCGCGCAAAACACCTGGCGCGATTTCCTGCTGACCTTGACCACGCTATCGGCCGCCACCCTGCAGTCGCTCGGCACCGGAACCTACTCGTAATGAGCGCAAAAGCCGGGATCCGGCGCAGGGCGCAAGCCGTCCTGCGTCGACCCAAGGGGCTGCGCGCCCGGTACCGCACCAGCAGTGCGGCCGCCGGCAACCTCTTTGCCGGAAAGATCTCGAAGACTGCCAGGAAGTCCGGTGGGAAGTGAACCGGCTCGGCTTGCGGGGGAGTGAGGAATGTTGGCTGATCTCGATCCGCGCCGCCAGGCCATCATCGACGAAGCCAAGACCTGGATTGGCACGCGCTTTCACCACATGCAAGCCGTCAAGGGCGCCGGCGTCGACTGCCTCGGGCTGATCTACGGCGTCTACCGCGCGGTCGGGCTGATCGGCGATATCGCGATCCCATTCTACCGGCCCGACTACATGCACCACCGCGACGACGAGAGCTATCTCGAGGGGCTGCTGCAATACGGCCACCCGGTCGCGCACCCCGAAGCGGGCGATGTGGCGCTGTTCCGCTACGGCCGCGTCTACGCGCACGGCGCGATCGTCGTCGAATGGCCGCGGCTGATCCACGCCTTTGCCGAGCGCGGCGAGGTGTGCTGGGGCGATGGCGAGCAGGGCCGGCTGCTTGGCCGGTCGGTGAAATTTGTCTCGGCGCTGTAAGCCATGAGCCTGTTTCGCACGACCACGCCGTTCCTGCAGAACAATGCGTGGCAAAACCAGGCAGTCAACGCGCTGCGCTACAACACCTCGCAGATCGGCTCGGTGGTGCCGCTGATCTACGGCACGGTGCGCCAGCAGATCAATCTGGTGGCACTCGGCAACTATATGGGGCCGGGTGGCGGCAAGAAGGGCAAAGGGGTGGGACCCCTGCCGATCGGCGGCACCAACACGGTGCAGAGCGGCAAGGGCGGCGGCGGTGGCAAAGGCAAGGGCAGCAAGAAAGGCGGCGGCGATTTCTCGGTCGATGTCGCCTTTGCGCTGTGCCAGGGGCCGGTCACCTTTAATCCGAACAACCTCGTCTTTGCCAATTCGGCGGTCGAGGCGTTTAGCGCGACCGGGTCCGGCGCCGGCAAGGGTTCGAGTGGCAACCAGCTAAATTTTTACATCGGCACTGACGGCCAGATGCCCGATCCGACCTTTGCCGGCATCGGCTCAGGGATCAATTACTCGGGCACCTGCTATGTCACCGGCACACCAATGGATCTCGGCAAGTCGCCGGCGATCCCCAATCTCAGTTTTGAGATCAATGGCATCGAATACAACACCGGTGGGCCAAACTTCCCGGTCGACGCCAACCCCGGCAATGTCATCACCGATTTTCTGACCAACCCGCGCTATGGGGCCAATTTCCCGGCCGCACATCTCGACAATCTGCTGCCGGGTATGGGCACCAGCTTTGGCGATTATTGCCAGGCGGCAGGCTTCTTGATCTCGGTCTCGCTCGACGGCCAACAGAAAGCCGCGCAATGGCTCGAAGGGCTGTGCCGGCTGCTCAACAGCGCGATCGTCTGCTCTGGCGAACTCTTAAAGATCATCCCCTATGGCGATTTGGCGCTGAGCAACAACGGGGCCACCTGGACACCCAACCTGGTGCCGGTCTACTCGCTGACCGACAAGGATTTTCTGCCGTGGCATCCGCACCAGGACGGAGCCGAGCCGGAGGTCGGCCAGGACGATCCAATCATCGTCACCCGGACCAACCCGGCCGACGCGTTCAATTGGTATTCGATGGAATATCTCGACCGCGCCAATTTCTACAATTCGACGATCCTGGCGGTTTATGACCAGGGTGCGATCGACCAGTATGGATTGCGCATCGGCGACTCATTGCCCGGCAAGTGCTTTGCCAGCGCCACCTCGGCGCAGGTCTCGGCGCAGCTCATCCTGCAGCGCGCGCAATTCATCCGCAACACCCCGTACAAGTTTCAGATCGGCTGGGACAAGGCGCTGCTCGAGCCGATGGACCTGGTGCTGTTGACCGGCAGCGCCGGCGACTCCTACCTGGTCAATGAAGCGGTGCGGGTTCTCTCGATCGAAGAAAACGACAATGGCGATCTGACCGTCGAGGCCGAGAAGGTGCAAACCGGCACCGCGGCGCCGCCGCAAGGCGGCCCCGGCGCGGTCAATTTCTCGGCTCTGACGTTTCTACAAACCACCGGTTTCGCAGCGGGGGGCTTGACCGGCATCAGCAACTCGCCAACCGGAACCTTCTCGGTGTGGCTCAACCCGGGCGCCTTTGCGGACATGCCAGTTCTCAGCCCGCAATGCGTGATCCGCTCGACCAATATCGGTGGCTTGCCTGACACCACGGCCAACCCGGCCTTTGCGATCGTCATTTCTACGAGCGGCATGCCGATCTCGACCCCCGGACCGCTCTATGGGTTTGGCGGCACCGGCAGCCTCACACTCTTCTGGCGCGGCACCGGGCTCTATACGGATCAGCACCTCGAGATCGTCACCTTGCCGAATGTCGTCGTGCCCGACGGCAATTGGCACAATTTGTTTGTCGCGTGGGACATGAGCGGGCTGACGGCCAACGTCTATTGGAACGGCGTCTTGCAAGAGACCGCCGTCTACTCGGTGGCGAGCAGCGGCTTCGATGTCGGCTATTTGACCCAGACCGGTTGGTTTGTCTCGGGCGGCGGCAACACCTTCGGCATCGAGGAAACCTTTTACGGCTGCATGCAGGATCTGTGGTTTGACCCCGGGGTCAACCTCGGCGGTCCCGCGAAATTCATCACCGGCGGCCGAGCGGCCAATCTCGGCGCTACTGGCTCGGTCCCGACCGGCTCACCACCGATCCTGTTTCTGCATTATCAGCACGTCAAGACAAACGCCGTTCCACCGGCTGACCCGTACAACCCCAACCAGCCGGGGGTGAACTATTTCGGCAACAATTACGGCACCGGCGGCGACATGCTGATCTCCGGCGACTCGCTGGCGATCTGCGGCAGCAACCCGTATTGACATGGCATTACCTCCGATCTCCCCGAGCGGTGTGTCGACCGCGTTCATCTATCCGCGACAGACCACGAGCACGGGGACCGGCCTGACGCAGGTGCTGTCGGCAGCACCCGGCTTTACCAACCCGCCGATCATCTTTGAGCCGCCGTTTCCGCTCACCAATGGTGATCTCTTGGTGTGGATCATCGCCAGCGGGGCGAGCGTCAATTGGGGCGGCTGCACCGTCTATGTCAGCGTCGACAACACCACTTATGCGCCGATCGGCACGATCCTCGCCGGCGCCGTCCAGGGTCTCCTGACCGCGACTTTTCCATCGGGCGCCGATCCCGACACAACCAACACCTTGTCGGTCGATCTGACGATGAGCCGGTCGCAGCTGATCGCCGGCACGACCCAGGACGCCGATGATTTTCTGACCCTGTGCTATTGCGACGGCGAGCTGATCGCCTACAGTGCCACCACTCTGACGACCGCCTACAACTACAATCTCGGCACCTATATCCGGCGCGGCGTCGACAACACGACGATCGGCTCGCACGCCGCGGGCACGCAGTTCGGCCGCATCCTCGCCACGACGTTTTCGCAGCAATACCCGTCGAACTTTGTCGGCAAGACGCTCTACTTCAAGTTTCCGGCATTCAACACCTATGGCGGCGCTGTGCAAGCCCTCGCCGATGTGCCGTACTACACCTATACGCTGACCGGCATCGGCGCAAAGAACGCCAACAGCTGGTTCCAGTCGTTTTCGGTCGGCGGCAAGTTCTCCGACATGGTGCTCGACGAGTGGGACAACAACTACGAGATCTTTGACGTCCAGGCACCGGTCGCGCTGACCTTTCCCGCGAATTTTGCGACCAGCCCGACACCCGGCTGCGAGGTCGCACCGGGGGCCACCGTGACCTTGACCTTTCAGACGATCCACGCCGGCACCCCGACCACGGTCGGCACGATGACGATCGCCACCAGCGCGACCACCGGCAGCTATTCGGTATCGCCGGGGTTCACTGTGCCGGCCGGCGACCGGCTGCGCTGCTATGCGCCGGCCGCGGTCGACACCACGATCGTCGGCCTGTTCGGCACCATAGTCGGAACGCGCTGAGCCTCCCCGCCAATCGCCGCAAGGCCGCCACTGGGCGGCCTTTTTCATTTTTCGGAGTCCTTCATGTCGACTTTGTATGTCACCGAGGTCACCCACCTCGGCGTCGATGCGTCTGGCCAGGCTATCATGGCGCCGAGCATGCCACCGGCGCTCGAGCAGACCGTGGCGATCGCCGGTCAGTCGGCAGCCAGCAACGCCTTTGGCGGCACCACCCGGTTTGTTCAGATCCACACCGACGCGATCTGCTCGATTGCCTTTGGCACAGACCCAGCGGCAACCACGAGCAATCAGCGCCTGGCGGCCAATGAGACGCGGTTTTACAGCGTGACGCCGGGCATGAAGGTCGCCGTCATCACCAACACCTAAAGGAGGGACCCATGATGGGATCGCGTGGCGATGCGTCGCCGCAACTGGCGGCGCTGACCCTGCTCGCCGAGCTCGTCGCACTGCTGAAAGGTGCCGATGGCACTTTGGGCATACGTCTGGCCGAACTGCAGGCCGAGGAGGAGCGGGTTGCGGCCAACACCGCGGCACTCGCCAGCGCCGAGGCCGAGCACAGGCAGCGCACGCAGGCGCTCGAGGAGCGCCACGGCGAGCTCGATCAGCGCGAGGCTGCTCTGGTCGAGCGCGAGCAGGCCTGCGCGGCGCGTGTGAGCGAGGTCACACGCCGGCAGGCGAGCTTTGACGACCAGGCTGCAGCACTCGCCGCGCGCGAAGGCGCTTTGGTCGGCGAGCGCGAAAAGCTGGCGCAGAGCGCGCGCGAGTTTGCCGACACCTGCAGTGCCGAGCGTGCGGTGATCGCCGGCGAAAAACAACAGGCCAAGGACGAGATCGCACGCCAGCGGCAACAGGCGGCGACTGCGGCACAGGAAGCCGAGGCGGCCCATGCCGCCAGTATCCGGCGCATGCACGAGGTCGCCGACACCGAGATCGCCCGCCAGCAGCGCGAGCTGGTGCAGCGCGAGGTCGTTCTGGCAACGCGCGAGCAGGCCATTCGCGACCGCGCGGCCGAGCTGAGCGCCGTCCTCGGCTCCTAAGTCATGACGAGCGCGAATGCCGGCGGTGTCGTCCGCGAGGTCATTCGCGCCAATACCGGCACGGCGCGCGCCGGCGGGCTGGTCCGCGAAGTCATTCGCGTCAGCACCGGTCAGATCCGCATCGGCGGTGTCGTCCGCGAAGCGCTGGTCACTACCGGCGCCACCTCGCCGGCGACCCGTGCCATCGTCGACGGGGTGGTCCGCGAGGCCCTGGTCTTCACCGTCGGTCCGGCGCGGCCGGTCCCGCCCGGCCAGCAGAAAAAGCACCACGTCATCGAGGAGGACGATCGCCGGGCCGGGTATGAGGAGCCCGACGATTGGGCGTTCTTTATCCGCCGGCCGGCGACCCCGCTCATCGCAGCGCGCACGCGGTGGCGTCCTTGGGAGCACCACCTCGAAGTCGAGGACGCGGACGACGACAGCGCGCATCACTTCTTTCTCCATCGCGGCGGTGCGCCGCCGCCAGTCGTTGTCACTGGCGTCCGCAACACGCTGTTTGTTGCCAATCTCGGCCGCCTGATGGGTCGCGGCCCATAGGAGAGCGCCGATGGCTGTTCTGTTTATCGAAGGCTTTGACAAATACGGGCCGGCCAACACCGTCAGCGCCAACGTCACCGCCCTGCTCAACGATGGTGAGTGGACAAACGCTTCTGGTGCGATTTCTTATTCCATCGTTGCCCCCCTGAGCTCGACCGGCCAAGCGCTGCAACTCAATTATACCACCGGCTCGGTTGTGCTCTACAAGACACTGGCAACGACCTATAGCCGGATCATTGGCGGGATCAGGTTCAGCTCAAACCTCGCCGGATCAGCCAATGCCGGCCTCGGGTTTGCCAGCAGCGGTACGCAAGCCTGCACGATCACGATCAACTCGACCGGCGCGATCAGCCTGCGCACCGGCACCTATACCGGGACGGCGCTGGCGACCTCGTCATCGACGGTCAGCGCCAACAGCGCGCACTACCTCGAATGGGACATCACGATCGGCGCCTCGTCCGCCTACCAGGTGTGGCTTGACGGAGTTTCGGTGTTCAGCGGCACTGGCAACACCGGCAACAGCCAGACGACCATCAACCAGCTCAATTTCCTCGGCGGCACCATCGGCACCAATATCCAGTATGACGACCTCTATCTCTTC